GTAATATGGGATGTTGAGGTGTTTCCGATAATGTCTTCCTGTGCGGACTGCTCTGCATCATACCATTTCATCTTAGGCTTATCAATACCAATAACAAATCGTCTATTGATAGCGATATCCCCGTGTCTGTTCTTTAACTGCTTGACCATAATCTGATTCAAATCTTCTAGTTCCTCAGTTTGAATGAGTGCTAGAAACAGGTCAGAAGTGGCAGGAAGTCCGAATGATTCGGATGTATCTTCTAACCCAACGTCTGAATTACCAAATCCAGAACGTGTGGTCTGTGTTGCAGACCAGATAGGAACATTAAATTCTACTGCTAGTCCTCTAAGTTCTTCGGCAATAGACTTAACATATGTGTATGAGTTTACAGAGTTTGAACCAGTAAGTCTTTGAGATGCACAAATATTCAGATAATCCACATAGATGATATCTGGTTTGAAGGTTTTCTTCAACCATAATTCATTCAATAGATGTCTGAAATGTCCTGTATGTGCTTGAGAGGTTGGGAATTCTTTAATAACAATCTTGCCCTTTACCTTACCCTTTAACGCATTCATCTTTTTGTCATACATTGGCTTCGTCAAGTCTTTCAGATTATCCAATTTTATGTCAAGTAGATTTGCATCAATACGTTCAGCAATCCTTTCTTCTGCCATCTCCATTGTGACATATAGAACATTCTTTCCAATAGTCAGATTCGATGCCGCCATATGACACATTCCGATTGTCTTACCGACACCAGTTCCTGCCATAAGGATATTCAACGATTTTCGAGTGACCCCACCACCTGTAATCTTATTCAGATATTCAATATCAAAAGGAATCTTTTCTTCCTTCTGGTGATAGAAGTCAAATCTTTCATCGGAATCCTCAAGGAAGTCGTGACCGATATGAGTATCAAATGTCACCGCAAGGGCATCTGAAAGAAGTTCTGGAATTGCACCGTCAGTCTTTTTCTTATGTTTGCCATCAATAATTTCAATGGACTCCATAATAGCATTATAGACAGCCTTATCCTTACAGAATTTCTCTGTTTCATTGAGAAGCCATTCGTCATTACTATCGACTTTTTCAAGTCCACCGACTAGTGCTTCGGCTTCCTCAAAGGTAGAGGCATTTAAATCCTCTCGTTCATCGATAGCAATTTTTAATGTTTCTTTTGACGGAACGTCATTATACTTCGCATAGAATTTTTGTATTTCCCCAAACACAACCCTCTCAGTTTGGTTTGCGAAATACTCATCCTTTAGAAATACAATTACCTTTCGTGCGAATGCTTCATTATGAATGAGATTCGATAATATCGTATTTTCGATATTCACGTATTAATCTCTTTCTCAGCATCCGCTACGGCTACTGCTAAAGCCTTTTGTACTTGTGTTTTTACAATCATATCCACCTCTTGTGCGTAGTGTTCTTTACCGAGAACATTCTCTTCGATAAAGTTATATCCGTAAGACATTGTATCACAATCGTCACTCAGAGTCAAGTCATATATGGCGAAAGTAGTCTTATCCTTCGTTTTAATATAGAAAACATCGGACACATCGTTAGGCATTGGCTTCTGCGGCCTCCATTTTCAATGTCTCAATAGAGTCCATAAGACCAGTGCCGACAGCATATCTCTTTTCGACATATTTCTTGAAGTCCTCATTTGCAAGCAACTCATTCCAAAATTCGGCTGTATGAGTCTGGGCTTCTCGAACTTTTCCTTCGAGAACTTCACCTGTCTTCATATCGACTTTGGAATACCACCCCATAGATGGCTTATCTACGAACCCACCGTCAAGAGCAACTTCTAGAAGTCCAGAGTATTTCTTGATTCCACCATTCCACGTTACTGAAATAGGAATCTTAGATTTCTCTTTAACAAATCTGGATTTCTCGACATTGATAATAAAGTCATACCCCTCAATCTCAGTCGCTTTCTTGACCTGTCTACGTCCAATAATCCAGACGTTATCGGCAGAGTACATAACTCCTGTTCCACCAGATACAACCTGCTTGGAGAACATCTCTTGGGTCTCGTATGTGTGATTGACTGCAATCAGAGGCACATCTCGTAGTGTGAGATATGGTGTAACCATTCTGAATAATGACTTGAGTTGTTTCGCTCGTGTCATATCAGCGACAGACTTCTCATTCATTGAATCCTCTACTTCCTTCTTAGAAGCAAGGTTTCCGATAGAGTCAATCATAATGAAGACTTTATCTTCGACATCCAGAGCATCTAATTGCTTGACAAGGTCAAACTTCAACTCTTCAACATTCTTAACAGGAACGTGAAGAACTCTGTCAGTATCAATTTTTAGTGATGAGAAATAATTCTGAGGTGTGCCGAATTCCGAATCATAAAACAAAACAACGGATTCTGGATGCTTATCCATATACGCTTTTGCCATTAATAACCCGAATGCGGTCTTAAAATGTTTTGATGGACCTGCCAGAACGGTCAGACCCCGTGTCAATCCACCATCAAGTTTCCCTGATAGAGCCACGTTGACCATAGGCACGGATGTTGGTATTTCTACTTTGTCTTTAAACAAAGATGATTTGGTCAATTGTGTTGAGGTGAGGCTACCTGCTTTTTTCAAACGTCCTAATAGCCCATTCTTGCTTTCACTCATATGCTTCTCCATTATATAGATATTATTGTGTTACATTATACACTAACTCAATAGTGTTGTCAAGCCTAATTTTTCACTGGATTCTCTCTTAATTTCGCTAAATCAAACGGTTTTCTGAGGTTTCCCCATCGTGTGAAATATATAATAGGGAACTTCGGGAACATCTTCAAAAAGTTTGCTGACGATACACCCATAGTTTTGGCTACTACATCGTGGTCAGTAGGGACAGAGCGCAGTCCAAAAATCTCTCTGGCTTCAATTAATATATCAATGCGGGGTACGGTTGCTTGAAATCCGTTCCTGTCCATAAGTTCAGAAGCAATTTTCTCAGACCAAATATCACCTATGACATAACCGTCTTCATCTGTTTCGTAGTCTTCGTCAGTACTTATCTTGCCGAACTTATCTCTTGCTCCAAGATTTACAATCGCTGTCTTGAAGTTATCAGCAAATTGAGAAAAGTCTTTTCCCTGTGCCGATTGTGCTATTCCTTCTAAATCTATTTTAGCCATTTTATTTTCCTATCCAAAAAATGATTCGAGAGAACTCTTTTCTTCCCAATCCCATCCGACTGGTTGTAGTACTCCTTCAAGAGGAGACAAGAATGCTTTCTCGAATTGTATATCATAATCAACCCATCTCTCTACATCAAACTCTGGCGGGATGCCACTAATGAATGCAATCGCATTTGAGTTGAAGGGATTCGGTTCCTTCAGATATACAAATTTTAATTTAGAACCATCGCCAATCTTTTCACTCTTTACATTGTGCTTCTTCAGAAGATGGTTGAACACTTTAGCCGCCCGTGCGTGAATTGGCACGGATTTGGTTTGGTGTTCATATTTCCCATAATCAGTCAGTCCACGTGGAAAAGAGATGTCTGGTATTGGTAACGTCTTAAATTCCTTCTTATATTTATGCACCAGAGCCTGTAATTCGGACTCTGTTCCTGTCAACATAAGGTTGACGGCTTCCTTCAATTTCCCTCGAACATTAGCAGGAGTAGAGGATTTGACAATCTCCATACCCATTACTTTCATCTTCGGCTTTGCGTATCGAACTCCCTCAGAATCATACACGTTTAATGCGTATCGCTTCTTGGCAGTCCATACTGCTTTATCAGCAATAACCTCTCTGCCCATAAACATCTTTTGCTCATAAGCATTAACATAATCTGCTAGTTCCTCATACGACTTGGTAATGTATGGCTCGAAGGCATCCTGTGTTGCTTTATCAATAACATCACAAATCTTATTCTTATCGTCTGCCTTGACAAACTTATCAACAAACTTTCCTAGTCGAAGATATACAGAGTCAGTATCAATTGCAATAACGTAGTCATAATCGTCAGTCTCCAAATATTTGTTAAGGAATTTATTAAGCGACTTCTCAATCCATCGAATCGCTAACTGTCCACCTGTGGTAATCGCTTCAGCATTTCTCAAATCAAAGTATCTGAAATACTGATTTCCGACTGCTCCATAGGCTGAGTTCAACTGAATCTTCTTAGCCATCTGGATGTTGTTATATTTCGATATGTCATTATCCATATCTGGCTCACCGTTCTCTTTGAGTTGTTGAGCCTCTAGTAATTTCTTTTTATACGTCACACGGTCATTATAAATCTTCTCCATTAGTACAGGCAAGAACCCTCGTTTATCTCTACGATATAGAGTTCCATTAGGAGCAAGTGCGAAGTCTTTTTCTTTCAATTCAGAAAGGTCTAACTCTTTATCCAAAAGCGTATCAACTGAAACGTCAGATTTATGTCCTACAATAGTTTCTGGTGATATGTTGTATTGCATAATCAAATGAGGGTAAAGAGAATTCAAGTCAAATGAAACTACCCAATCGTGAAATCCTGTGATTGGAGGTTTGACATATGCTCCCTCATATTTTTCAGATTTGGACGAATTTGTTTTAAGAGGTGTGACGATATTCTTTCGTCTTAGATGGTCATAGATAATTGCATCCCACATCTTAACGGTTCCGAATACGTCTTGGAAATTTATCTTGGCATCATATGCCATCGTCAGACCCAATTCAATTAACTTCATCTTATCATCAATTCTTTGAACTAACTCAACGTCCTTGACATTATAGTCAATGAATTTCTGGTGATTAGTTCGTGATAATGTCAGAAGGGAGCCTTCTTCTTCATACGATATTTTGCGCTCACCCAATTCAACAAATGCGATATGGTCGAGTCTGTATGATTCTTGATTAGCGTATGTGAATTTTCGATAGAGTTGTAGATAGTCCATTGTAGCAACACCAAACAAATCATATGCGACCTGTTCTTTGCCATACAACTGTTTGACCTGTCGCTCTCGAATCCATTTGAAAGGAGAAAGACGTTTGGCTTCTTTTTGTCCAAACAGTCTGGTCAATCGATTAACGACATAAGGAATATCAAAGGTTTCAATATTCCATCCAGTCAAAATATGAGGCGGGCTGTTTTCCCACACCTCTAGAAAACTTTGAAGTAGTTCTTCTTCTGTATCGCATTGGTTATATATTACTGTGATATCATCTCGTGAGTTTATCCACTCTCCAAGACCCCAAGTAAGATACTGGTCTTCAATCGAATCATAAACAGTAATAGCATTGATTACTGAATCTGCTCTTTCTGGAGACGGGAATCCTTTATCGGATTCAACCTCAATATCAAAATTCCAGATACGAATCTTTGACGAATCGAAATCTACTTTGTCTTTCCACTCTTTACAGGTGTATTGCAAAGCCCAGTTATCGTTGCCGTGAATATTGAATCCATCGACTCCATTATACTGCTTGATGAAATCTCGTGATTCTTTGATATTTCCGGGAGATATTTTATAGACGGTTTTATCGTCAAGAGTCCTGTGCTTCGACTCTCCCTTTTTGCCTTCTACAAATAGGGTAGGTTTGAATTCCTCACGTCTAATGAAGTCATTCCCTGTCTCAGCATTAACACCTCGAACAAGGACTTTATTCCCCAAGACACCCACATAGGTATAAAATCTCATAATAACCTTTCAAATTCAATCATAATATAGTGTATTATACAGCAGGCGGGGGTGAAAGTCAAGCGTTTTCTTCTAATGCGTGACCTCGGCCTTCTCCCTGACACTTCTTTGTAACAGGATTCCACCACCCGTCAGAACATACTTTTCGTGTCATCATATCTTCTGCGCTTAGTTGTTTTGCGGGTTTGGGGTTGGATTTTGTCATAAGTGAAGGGGGGCTTGTTGGCGGGTCTACATCCGGACCTTTGAGTTCTTCTGAGAATTCAAATGTCTCTTCGGGTTCTTCAAGAACTACCTTCTCGACTTTAACTATAGGTTCTTCAACCACTTTAGGTTCTGTGGGCGGTGTATGCTTTGGCATTGATTGCCCGAACAATCCTACAGTCGGTTGGACTGTGCCACAATATGGACAGAAATATTCGACATTCATATGGGAGTCTGTCATCTCCCAAGTGCGAGAACATTTGTCACATTGAAATCTATACAACTCTAGTCGTACACGCATTTCTAGTCTTCCTCGTTTGGATAGTGTAGATACGTCTTGATAAGATATTTTGTATTACTGATTGGTGTTTTTGCTTCGTGTGGATATCCCATCCAAGTGGGTGCTATTAGTAATCGTCCCATTTTGGGACGTACAGAAACACCTTCGAGTTGATGAGTGAATGCTGTTTCTCCACCCTCTTTCACTGTGTTGGGATAATACAGAAAAACTAAAAATCGTTTAGCAGATTTCAAATCTGTGCTATCAATATGCCCTTTGAAGAAATGCTCTCCAACATTATATCGGTGCATTCTCCATTGTTCAAGTCTGAATTTTCTAGGAAAGGTATATGACGGATAGCCCATTTCTGCCATCTGCTCTTTATACCATAGGAATTGTTGTACGGCATTGTGATTCATAAACTTCACAATTTTGTGCCAGTTAGGATTTTCAGAGGCACGATTAGAGACATTCATTTCAATGGCTCTACGTCCTTCCAAGTCCATATGTCCTTGACGATAAACTTCGGTATGTGGAAGTGCTTTTCCATCCAACATCTTTTGTTGAATAGATGCTTTTTCCATTATCGCTTGTTCTCGTTCATCTTCCCCAACCGCAGATGCAACGTGATAATCTTCATCGTCATTAAAACAATCAATCATCAATTTGCACATATGGTCTGGAACTACGTTGTCACGTATCTTTATGAAATCTGTTAGTCTTGCTTCATTTCCCCATTCAATAATATCACCCATCAATGGACAACCCTCAAAGTTGGCTTCTTCGTTGGGTCAACGTCATCCAAATCACGCTTAGACGGAGTTATATAAGCGGTTTTAAATTGGGTTAAGTTGACAACTGTTCCGTCTCCTTCCATCTCGACAATACCACCCCAACTATCAATCAAATCTCTAACCATCTCTACTTTATTTTGAATCTGACCATCTGTAACTATTTCAAATGTAAGACAGGAATCCCAATCCATCCACCCAAAACATAGGGAGATATTATATCCGATTGGTTCGTCCATCTCTTTAATTGGTTTACTTTTCATCTTCTATTGCCTTCCCAAGATTGTCTTGAAATTCATAAAGAGCGGTTTGAATACACAAATACTCTCTCGCAGAATCGTGCAGGGAATTATGATGAATAAAGCCATCTGGCTTTGGTTCAATTTCCCACATATCTTTGCCAAGCAAAGTTAATACAACTGTTTTGGAATCGTGAATGTTATAGTATTTCCAAGGCAAATTGTTTGTATCTATGCCTAGGGTAATGCGGAATAAATCGTGAAGGATGCCAAAGTCGAAGTGAGAGCCACGACTGTAGAATTTGGCTTTGGAAATATCGACCTTTGATTTTTTCAACCAAGAAATCATATCGCCACACAATTTGGTGTGATTCATATCGCCTTTTGCAGGCTTGAGTATATGACTAGCATCGGCACCTTGAGTACCCCACCAGTCTAATGTATCTTGATGTATTTTTCTCCCCGCTTCGACCTGAGATTTTACATCAAGTTTGGCATAATAGCCATCTTTAATTAATTCATCAAAAGTATAATCTACCTTTGAATCTACAGCCACCATACCTACTGATAATATGACTGAGTTATTTACACTCCCTAGAGTTTCAATATCTAGTATTACCGTATCTTTCATAATATATTTTCCCCAAAATTCACTTATACTACAAGCATTATACCAGAATTAAATGAATTAGTCAAGTGGTTTTATATGTTTTTCTACATATTCTTTTGACTTTGTCCTTGCTTCTAATAATGCCTGTTTTACTTGTTTCTTGGAGCCGCCAGTATATGGGACTGCGTGACCTTCTCCTATCAAAATATTATTGATAGTCCTGTGAGTCTGCCCATCAATTTTAGGATTATCTTTCGGTACAGGGATAATCATCTCCCCAAGGCACCTACCAAACTTACCAACACCGTGAGATTTTAAAGTAAATTGTCCGTTGTTCTCATCTAGTAACTCCTGCATTCTATGTTTTGCGCCAAGTCCGTATCGTTTTTCTGTTAAGTCTCTGGTTCTAGATTCGGGAGTATCTATACCGTTTAACCGTATCCTACAACTATATGCTACCTTGAACCCTAAATCGACAATGGCATCGACTGTATCTCCATCGATAACCTTCTTGACTGTCGCTTTGTATTCAAACATCACTAACCATAATCTATTACCCCAAAATTAACTTGTTATTGAAAGTATCTTTTGTATCTGTGCATCGATTACACCACTTCTATTAGGCCAGTGAATATAGGCTTTGGTTGGATTGCTCTTTAGGTTTTTCAAAAGCGGGATTATCATAGACTGGACTGCTTTGAGTTTCTTTGTTTTGAACTCTTCAAACTCTTTCTTCTTCGCTTCTAGTTCGTCCTCAACTACTTGTTGACGTGCCAGAAGGTCTGCTAGATTATTATTGATATCACCGAAATCAACTGTTCCGTCTTTATCAAAATCTAAGTCCCTAACTTCGCCTACAGTAACATCCAATGCCTCTAATTTTTCAGTGATTTCGGACAAGTCCACGTTCACTTCTGGTGCATTAACTACTGTATCCTTCGCCAGAATCTTATCTAACTTTTCATCAAGTGGACTCAAATCTGGCATATCTCCTGCCGTCAAAGCATCTACTTTTTCCAGTGCGATAATCTGGTCGAGTTTGTTTTCCAGACTACTTAAATCTACGTCTGCGCTCACATTATTCGTGACACCCTCGCTCGGAATCAATGCAATAATAGCATCTAACTTCTGAGTAATCGGTCCTAAATCTGCGGCTACTTGAGTCGTTGTTTGTGCAACTGCTTGTACCGTAGAGTCGTCATCTGTATCTGAAAAGGAAAATCCCCAATCAAATGATGCCTCTTCCACGGAGCCTTCTTCTGTATCTATATCTGCCATTTTAAAATCTCCGTTTGTATGAAGTATTTATGCGTTTGAAGCCGCGTCAATTCTATTATTCGTCACTGAAATATTCTTTAAATTTTCTCTCGTATAATTAGAATCTTCTGTTCTATTAATCTGTGCTAATGAATCGAAATGGTCATAGCCGTAAGCATCTTCACATAAATGACAATCATAACACTGGTTCTTACAATTAGGAAGGGCTTTACACATTTTCCCCCCCGCCTCGGTTTTATAAGGATGTTCTATTGAATCGAAATATTCTTTGCACCTTTCACCAACTCCGGGATAACCTAGGAAAAATTCGTGTTCTTGGGTAGGGTCTATAGTAACATATCCCAGTCCATTCCAATTGCTCAAAAATCCTTGACCATTATTATATACATCTTCAAAGTTTTTGGCAATGAAAATCTTATCGGCCTTTTTATCGATATATGACCAAACGGCTCTTGATTGTTCTTGTGCGCCCTGTAGTCCTTTTATCAAACGTCCAGAGAATTTGAAAACATCGACCAACTCATTATACATATCAAATCGTTCATTCGTATCCCATACACAAGACGTACCGATTCGAGGAGGTTGCCCCCATCTTTCTGGGAATCTCCATTTGTTACAGGATATCGCATTCAGAGTACCAAAATAACTTTTGCCCTGATTCGAGCCAATCCACGGTTGTACTGTATCGTGTTCTTCTTTGAATGGACAAAAAGGCATACACCCTTCGGATGCTAAGAGAAAGGTTTTAATTCCTCTGTCTTTTGCCACTCTAGACACACGTCTCAATAGAGACATATTCCTATTAAGTTGTCTATCAAGTTGGATGTAGTTGTAACCAAGAGCGTGTAGGTCAACCATTTGTTGGGCATTCCCCACAATATGATTAACAGTATTTTTCCAATTCATTTCTGGAAAGTTCTTCTGGAGAATTCCAGTTCCCATCAAGTGTATATTACTGATGGTACAAACTCTTAGACCACGCTCATAAAACTCGCCAATAAAATTGACAAATTGTTTTTTGATATCTGGGTCTATTATGATTTCGGTAGGATGTGTTTCTTGATTAAGAGTCAGTGATGCGGGGATTCCCCACTTCTCCTGTATCTCGAATAGTTTATCTATCTGGTAGTCAGTGGCATTCTTGCCCATAACATCTCCATATCGCCTATTAGTGCCTGCGAATTTATAATGGAAATCTTTGGCAAAATATATATCGTCTATTTCATCTCTGTAAGACTGGTCTGCGTTGGCAATTACATTATAGAAAAAAGTCTCATCGTCTTGGTCAGTGGTATCGTATCTTAAAAAATTATCAGGACCATCCATCACGCATTTTAATATGTCGTTGTGAGGGAGCGACCATATCTTCTCAAACTTCTTACTCATTATATAAACTCCAAACTTTTTAGTATTTTACACCTATATTGTATTTAGGGACTAGTTCCCAATTGCTTTTTTCTTTATAGGATATAATCTTAAACTGTCCTACGTTCCCCATAGGTTCTAATTGCTTTGCATCAACTACTTTCAATAAATTCCATTCTTGAAGCAATGATATAATTGCGTTCCTTCGTTCTATATCCATTTTAGTAATATTAGTTGGCTTTCCATCTAATGCAAATAATTCCTTAAAATGTACAATATAATATAGTCCTTGTTTGTGGAGAATGTGAGTTGATTGGTATAAAATTTTGTCTCTATTGGATGCTACACCCATTCGGGTCAGAGTTTCTTTTATCTTCAAAAAGTCATCGTCTTCTGCGAAAGTGACTTTCACCATATCTGATGGAGACCAAGCGATTAGTTCCTCATTCGATTTTCCTTGTGATTGTATCATTATTAGTACCGCCCTTTGACAGAATGAGGCGCATTTCCTCAATTTGTTTCTCATCAAGCAAGTCTAATACCTCCCTTGCCCTCTGGTCATTATAATTATAATATGTCTTTACTATTTCCAAGTCAGCAGTTTCCTTAGTAGGTTTTGCCCACTTATTGAACCGCTTCTTCTTCCTTAGACTATTTATAAAATAGTCATATTTGAGTAAAGGGGCGAGGTTGTAGTTGATATTCATCTCATTAGAATAGAATATGGTGTCGGCACCCATAGATAAGGCACGATTGATTATGAAGGATTGTCTTTCAAACTCATTCTCTTCCATTTCACCCTGTCGAATCAAGTTCTTTTGGTGAAAATTGATATCTGGAAGGATGTCTTTAAATAAATCAGGCATTCTTAGGACTCGTGTTGATTTCCATTAGAGGCGGAAGTTTTCCGCAATACATCGTATCCAGAAGATTTCTGACAACATTCTCTGGAGCCGCTCCTGCGGGATGCTGTACACAAAGTCCTTCCCTAAAGAAATAAGTGACTGGGTGAGAACCTGTCGGGAAAGTCAGAGGTTGCGTAACCTCATAGACAGATATGTGTTGATATTTTTCATCCTCGAATATTGGCACAAGAACGTCTGGGACGAAAACGTCACAAACTGGGCAAGTGGATTTCGTATGCACGACAACCACGAACTTCTCCTTATCAATAATCTTTCTAATTTGTTTTTCAGTTTTTACTTTAAAATGTGCCATATCAATTATCCTTTACAAAGACACCCTCAGAGGTTAAGTGTCCAGTTCTATCTTTAATCTGATTATACGCTAATCCAACGCATTCGTCCATATCTAAATCAAGCACTCTGCATACTCCTCGAATGGTAACATAAATGTCTCCAATAGCATCCTTGATTTCTTCGGAGTTTCCGTGATTTATTGCATCTAACAATTCTGTAGTTTCTTCAAGTGTTTTTATAGCCTGACCCATTGCAGTACCGTTAGCAGTAATTCCTCGGTCATCCATCCATTTGTCAATCTTCTTTGATGACTCTACGATTTCCATTCTACCTCCACCATCACTTCCGTAAGGAAAGCGACTAAGTTAATCTCAGCATCCTGTACGAATGCCTGTTTATATTGATAATCCGCAATTAACAAAACCACTGCGGGTATTGATTGTGGTGCGAGATACTTGTGCATTCCATCATAAATCTGTCGATAGATATGCACTGGGTCAATGTCTATATTATCACAAACCCACTGACGTACTTTACCAAAGTCTTTATCCTTCAGATATCCCATTAGTCCTTCGAGATTTACTTCCCCAACTTTTGCCAGAACTCCTTTATCAATCACACCACCAGAGGAGTATCGTTGTAGTTCATTTAATGTTCTACGCATATCTGGGAAGTGACGTTTAATAAGTTCAGCCAAGGCAGGTTTTGATTCAATACGAATTTCTTCTTGTTCTAGTATATCTATAATACGATTCATAAACGAACCCATAAGAACGGGCATTTCTTTCTTATCGTTTCTGAAGTCGATATATGTAGTTCGAGAATGAATTGGTTCGATAATCTTATCCTTGAAATTACAAGTTAAGATGAACCGCACGTTCTTAGAAAAATGCTCTATGAATCCTCTAAGAGCAGGTTGAAAAGATTGTGGATTTAAATAATCCGCTTCGTCAAGTATGACACATTTCTTCCCACCATCAAAGGATACAGTAGAGGCAAATGTTGCTATATCATTTCGGAGCGTGTCGATATTCCTATCTAACGAACCATTAACAACTAATGAAGTATATCCTAGTTCCTCACAAAGTGCTTTGGCTACAGTAGTCTTACCTGTACCTGCCGTGCCACTTAATAAGAGATTCGGCATATCACCGTTTGACAAAAATTCATTGAATGTATTTTTCAGAGAATCTGGCAGAATACATTCTGCGATTGTCTTAGGGCGATATTTTTCTACCCAAAGAAAATCTTTATTCATAGGTTGAATCCTGTTCTAGGGCAATCCAATAAACCAACTTCCCATCTTTAGAGGTTAACTTAGAAATTTTCTTCGTAGAGATTTCAATATCATAATCCCCCGGAAGCATTTTTAATCTCTCGTTTAAGAAAAAGAATTTAAAGTTTGCATCACCCGCATATTCTCCAACATCAACTTGAAATGTGTTTGAGGTATCAGAGCGTTTGTCGAGTGCTTCTGCTAGAATACGACCATCAGAGTTTCGGAAAACTAAATCTGGAACACCTAGGGTTCCAGTGGCACGTTGTAATTTTTGTAGGTTATCCCCTGTCAAAGTAAATTTAACTTCGGCATCTGGCATCTCAATCTTGGATGTAGGATAAACGATAATCTCTTTATCGGCAAACCAATAAGTGCATTCCTGCCCAGTCGAGCCAGTGATAGTAGCGAAGGTTTCGCCAAATTCAATTTCTGGATTGTCAAACAAACTTACAACCGATAGAAATTCATTTAGGTCATAGAGTGCAAAATCCTCACCGTTTGATGATTCAAATTTTTCAGTAACCGTGGCTGAACCTAATAGATTCTTTTGAACCGATACTGTGTTGATTTCGTTTCCCTGTGTAAAAAGAATCGATTGATTGATAGAGGCAAAGTTCTTCAATACCTCTAATGTGGCTTCACTTAATTTCATAATATACTCCTAGTTATTTTAAAGACCATTATACAGGAAATCTCCCGTTATGTCAAGCCTTTTTCATTTTACGCTCATAAGCAGTAGCGAGAACCAGATAGTGCATCGCCTTGATTAAATCCATTTCATTCTTGCCCGCTTTCTTACCATATCTCATTAGGTACTTGATTGCATTGTCAATGGACGTTGAAGCCAAGGTTCCCCTGTGTTGAAATACATCTATAGTTTGGATGTTTTGATTGTCAGAACCAGTGTAGTGGCTCGAATAGGTTTGTTCGATATGGGTTTGTAGTTCTTGTAATATTTCCCCCTCACCATATCTCCAAGGGAACGG